ATTCCAGAATATAAGAAAGCGCTTGCAGTATTAGACGGAAGAAGTGAGTTAATCGCCATGCTATATCATTACAGACTAAGCTTTGAGGTGAATTATGAAGAAGATAATCATAGTTCCATCTAAGCCAGTTCCTAAAGGCAGACCAAGATTTGTATATAATCAATACACTCATAAGCCAGCAGTTTACACGCCAAAGAAGACATTAGATTATGAAAAGTTTGTGGCTCAGTGCGCTAGAGATATTGAGAACAATGAACCTATTGACGGATATTTTAAGATGTCAGTAGTCATTTACTTCAAGATTCCAAAATCATGGTCTAAGAAAAAGAGGGAAGAAGCTAAAGAGGGTAAACTTAAGCCTGTAGTTGGAGACATCGACAACTATGTAAAATCAATCTGTGACGGATTGAATGGGGTCGCTTACAAAGACGACAAGTATATGTACGAACTCAATGCTAGTAAGAAGTACGGAGAGAAAGACCTAGCAATTATTGTATTGGAGTATGACGAGAATGATGATTAAATTATATACGGTAGAGAATGACGCTAACGTTCAGCGTGTAGAAATGGTATTCAGAATGTATGGGATTGAAACTGAAAAAGTTTTCGTCCCACAAGAAAAGATGGACAAGATTAAAGAGACTTATGGGTTTAACGAATTACCAGTAGTCATGCCACCAGAAGAAACACTCATGCCACCTTTCTGCGGATACAATGACGCTAAGATTGTAGAACTTAAAGACAAAATAAAAGAGTAGTGAATAATCACTACTCTCTTTTTATTATGCTTGAGGGTGTTCCTCTGCACCAGCTTCATGGTCAGCTTGTTCTAACTCTTTAATAAGCTTAGTCAATCGTGCTTCAAGGTCAACTGTTTTTAGATAACTCTTGTAAGCGCTCTTACCACTTGCCCATGCCTCTTGCACATCTAAAAGATATGGAGACGGAGCTTTGGAGTAGTCAGGCTTCTTGTTATCTTCTTTCATCTTGTCAGTGAAGTAAACGTGACCAACGTGCTCTTTCTGCGCTCTTTCCATTACCTTGAGGTAGTTCTCAGGAGTTACCCCATACACAACGTGCCAGAATCTAGCTTTAGGCTGTGTTCTGTAGTATGGTTGTGTGATGATAATGTCTCTATCTTTGTAATCTTTCGCAGTAATGTATTGGTTAGCATTACTTTCGTAAGTCATAAAGATGTCAGCTGTAGGAAGAACTGCTTCAATGGTGTTAGTACCAGGATTTGCAACCACGAACAAGCGACTATTGAGCTTCTTAATCTCGTCATGAAGCTCTTGGTAGTGAGGAATTAGGGCTACTTGCTCAGCAGTCCAACCCGAAATGGTCTCATCTAGGAAGATTCCGTCCACTCCATACCACTCAATGTGCTTTCTCACGTCTGATAAAATCTCTGTTTTATCACGCTGTCCATACCCAGTATGAACGTAACCAAGAATCTTAACACCCTTACCACGAGCGATAGCAACCTGTTTCTCGAAGTCTGTGGACTTCTCAGCGCCCGCACCGTTAGCATTGTTGATAATTGTAAATCCAAGATGGTCTACATCAAGAACTTTACCCCATTGTGAGTTTTCGTTCTTGTAGTAGTCAGCCCAGTAGTAAGTTACTGGAGAGAAGAACTGTTCATTAGAACGAGCGTACTTGTTAAACTCTTTGTCTTTTTCAATATCAGCAAGTTTATCAGATACATTTGCTGTAGGTGCTGGCTTATTTTCTACCTCGTGAACTCTGTCAGAAAGACTTCTAGTTTCTTCTAAAATAAGGTTTCTAACCTCGTCTTCATCTTTCCAGTTACGTTTGATGAAGTCGTATCTAACGATACCTTTAATTGCTTTCTTAGTGACTTTATGAGTTGCTGTAACAGTGATTTCGATATAACCACCATTTTCTCCTAAATCAGAGAATTGGTCTGCCTCATAATCTGAATGGATATAGTGTAAACCATTCTCTTCACCATGTTGCAAATTGTAATCGTTAAAATCTGCTTGAATACCATTTTTAGGGTATTTTTGAATGTCGTAAGTGAAATCATAATCTTGTGGGTTTGGAATATTGATAATCACATTATGTTCGTCACCCATGGTAGTAAACATAGACCCACCATTGCTTTCAATAAACGTTAATTCATAAGGTCTACTGAACGCTAAATGGTCAGGCTCATGACTTCCACCTGTACCAGCTGGCAACGCTTTTAATTTCTCTTGGACAATCTCTTCAACCTTACGATTGATAGCGTCCATATCTAATGCTGGCTGTGGAGTTGGTTGCGCTGGAGTAGGTGCTGGAGTGTTCTCACGAACATATTTAGCGATTTCTTCACGAACCTTTTCAAGAGTTACATCGCTTACTGGTTGAGCGTTGTTCTCTGCATGAAGTTGAGTATCATCAATCACCAAAATCTTAACAAAATAATCAAGTGAGATATTGTGTCCATTTGGTGTAGTTCTCTTAACTGTGAACTTAACTGTAGTAGGAAGTGAATCCATATCAGTTACTTCTTCATTTTCGTTAAGGAGTCTTGGCGCAAATTTCAATCTGAAATCTGTATCTGGCTCACCCATTTCACGATATACTTCAAAAGTTTTACGGCTAGCGCTTGCTTGCTCGTAATACTCATAAGTGTATTGCTCTTCTGTATCTTCTTCCCCACGCCAGAACGCTGTGGCAAAGTTAGAATAAGCCTCATTAGCATTTAAGTCCTTACCTTTCTTGCTCTTCATCAAAACAAGAATCATGTTAGGGTTGCTTGGTTCAATCCAGTTGCTCTTCTTAACAACTTTATTTGCAGTATCTAACAAAGCTCTATCTGACTCTGATAAGCCACCGCCACCAGTTCTATTTTGAGATTTTAGCTCAGCTAACCACTCTTGTTTAGTTCCAGCATATCCATTAACCTGAACATCAATGTCATAAGCACTAAACCCTTGAGGACCTTGAACTGGAATTAAAGTGTCTCGATTACCAACTACCCATGTTTGGTTAGGGCCAACTTGAGGTGTTAAACCATCAACACCATCACGACCGTCTCTACCGTCACGACCAACAATCTTATGGTTGGTACGCCCACCGTCAATGGTTAAGTAACCATCGTCAACACCAAATTCAGGTGTTCTACCTTTAGGCCCTTTTAATGAAGCTAAGAAGTCTGCAACAGTACCAGTGTTACCTTGAGATTTCCAAACTTCGTATGCGTCAGCACCAGCGTCACCACGATAACCTCTAGGGCCACGCAATTCTTGGAACATATCGTTAACAGTACCAACGTGACCTGACTCTAACCAGTATTGGTAAACCCCTTTACCAACTTCACCTTGGATACCTCTATCACCACGCTCACCACGAATCGTAGCAAACTCTTTCAATTCACCTTTAATAACACGATAAATCTTACCGTTGTCAGGTGTACCGTATGCGTTGATAATAACAGTATCTCCCTCTTTCAAGGTATCTTTCTTATCACGCATTTCTTGGATAGAACTAAATGAATAGTCAAGTTCTAAACCGTCACCCTTGTCACCTTTTTCACCTTTAGGCAATTTGAAGTCAAGGACAGCTTCTGTTTCGGTACCACTATTGGTAATACCAACTTCTTCTGGTGTTTCAGCTACAGATACATTACCAACCCTTACTTTACCAGATGGGCCACGCAATTCTTCTGCGCTAGGTAAGTGGTCAATATGCTCTTGCATTTTAGCTTCATAAGCCTTTTTAGCTTCTTCAAACTTAGCCAAGTATTCTTTTTGAACACCGTCAAGGTTTTCAATGTAATACTTCTTAATGTCTGAAATCTTAGAGTCAATAGCAGAACGTACAACCTTGAATGAAAACGCTCCAGTGTCAGCAATCATTTCTTCATGTTTTAGATAAACATAAACATCAACATAATCTGTTCTGTCATTGTCAATCAGCGTAGTGTCGAACTTGTAAATTGCTTTCCCGTCAGCAATCTCAGCTCGTGAGTAAACAGTTCTGTTGGTATCTCTAAAGACAGCCATAACTTCAACCTTATAGGTTTCGTCTAAAGCAATCTTAGCACCAGACTCATCGTTAAACGTAAATTCAAAAGACGAATTGAGGTGGTCTTCTGAGTAGAGTTTAACATCTAATTCAGCACGGTCTTTCTTTTGGGGATTGATATTAAACTCGTGCTTGATAGTTTTACGCATAGGCACTCTCCTTTAATTTAGGGTACACCATCGTGTACCCATTATTTATACCTTAGTTTTTGATTTGGATATATAAACGGATTGGTTGACGAGAACCCGTTTAGCTCCATAAGCCGCTCCATCATTTGATTTACCGTAACACCAGTTACTAAACCATTATTGATTAAGCGTTGAGAAATTTGCCATAAACCGTCACCAGATTGAACCTCTGTATATTGTGGCCCATTACTTGTAGTAACAGTTCCAATAGATAGTGGTTTGTCCCCTAATTGACTTCTCCAAAAGTCGCTTTGATACTTCTTATCAGGAACATAATCTGTATTATAGTAACGAATACGAATTGTAGGGTAATGACTATCATCGTCCCTACCAGCATAATAACCATAATATCTTGGGTCATCGTTTACGCCCATTAAACCAAACCCAGTAATTGTGCCCTCTGCTAATTGCTTAGCGAATTTAGTGTCAAGAGAAACCCATTTGTGTTGCCCACGCTTAAAGTATGTAGAAGCAATTCTGTTTTCTGTATAGTCAAATGTACTTGGTGGAGCAGTAAAGCTATGGGTAATAATGTTAGCGTCACCGCCAGCAACATACCAAGTATGCTTGTTTTTAAGATACAAGTCGATACTTACAACAGCTTTTCCTGAAATCGCTTTCTGAATCTCTGCAAAGTCAAACCCAATTAAGCTCCGTTGGTTACCCCAATAAATAGGGTCATAGATAATGTTTTCAACAGTGTTATGTCTACCATATTTACCCATATACATATCGCCATTGTCGATATGGTTTCTCACATTTGCGCTAGTGTATGAACGGTTCCATGTCGCCCTGAACTGTTTCTCTGTAATAGCGTCAAAATTGTATGAGTAAGCTGGCTCCCACAATTTAGTCTTAGCATTATATCTGTGAGCCTTATATTCTTTTGGGTCTCCGTATTGCATTTTCTCCCAAGTCTTTGTCTCAGCTACATAGTGATAAGCATTAGTCGCACCACGATACCATTCTTCCCATCGTTTAGTATCTTTATTATACTGTCTGATATAGTTTACCAAATTTAATCAGCCCCAATCCATAATGACCCGTCAGGGATATTCTCGCCCACTGGTTGAGTGTCTTGCATATAAAGTCTACGTCCACCAATCATGACATAGTTAGTAAAGTCTGGCGCTTGTCCAGTTCCGTCTAATGTCATAACCGCTTCTTGATTACTGTTAACCAGGGATAGTTTTTGAGTTTGAGCGTCACGAACAAACCCTACACCTTTCAACTCAGAACCAACCTTAAATAGTAATGAAGCTGGGTTCCCATTGTTTCCATTTGGCTCAAGAAGAACTCCGTTACCTGATAAGATACCGTCATTATCAATAGAAGCAATCTTCTTACCATTAGCCCCAGTAAACTCTAATTTGTTACCATTACCATTTACTAAGATATTGTTTCCGAATTTAATACCAGCGTCAAACGTTAATGCTTTGTCGAATTTACCGCCCGCACCAAATCTTACAAAGTCTTTAGCATGGAAACCGTCTAATGTATCAGCGTCGAGACCTGAGCCATCGCCGTCATTTTCTTCTGTCCATACCTTTTTGTCGTTGTATGTTAGGTCTCCGCTACCATAAATCAATGCTGGAACCTTAGAGTTACCAATAGTGAATTGTGATTGTGAGAAGCCTAAGATTTGTCGCTCTTGACCTTTGAAGTCATACTTGAACGATGCGCTTGGAGCCAACTTAACATTGCTTAGCTGACTATTATCGTCTAGCTTTAAGTAACTCTTAGCAAGAGAGGTGCCAAGGTTATCATAGTCTCTCTTTAATGAAGCGAGACCACTAGCATTAGTTCTGTTGTTGTCGTATAGCTCATTTAAGCTATCAACCAAGCTACCTTTTTTATTTGTTTGTAGCTGACCTAAAGTACCAATCGCTCTATCAAACGCTTCTACTTTGTCTTTAAGGTATTTACCACCACTTGCCCAACCTTTAGCTTCTGAGCCTTTTGGTACAGTGTTGTGATAAACGTTGCCGTCAACATCATACAACGTGTAATGAACAATATCAGGGTCTCCAATAGGCCCCACCGCCTTAACTTCCAATGTAGCTTTACTGTTAGTTGCTACACCTGTAGGTAGTCCCTCAATACGAGTAACTGAATACACGCCTGATACACGAATGTTTCTAAAGTTGACATTACTCTTAGTTTCGCCCTCAAAGAGTAACTTAGATAAATCACCAATTAACCCATTATTCTTATCAAAGACCTTAACCGCATTGGCGCTAGTCTCGAAATGGTAAACATCAAATTCGCTACCATTATGAATCTTATATCTAGCCTGTCTATTAACCATTATCTATCTCCTTACCAACGCTTGCATATCCAATCTTTTCTCCGTCAGAGTCGAATACCCCATCGACACCGCTTTCAAGACGTTCGCTTTTAGGGTTGAAGAATACAAGTGAGGGACTGGACTGTAACTGTCCAGTTTTTCCCGTCACCATAAGTCGTTGTTTGTTATTGTATAGGTCTTGAACAATTACTACATCATCTTTTTGTATCCATGAATGTAAATGTTCTGCTAATGTGCACTCATAAATCTCATTGTTAATATTTACCTTGCACTTAAAACCAACTGGGTCTTCTGTAACAACGCCAGTCAAGCTACTTGTGGTACTATAACTATCAAGCTTACCGTCAACGATAGTCATAATAGCGTTGATTAGTTCCATGTGTCCATCGTTAACGTCTGCCATTATAACACCTCGATAAAGTGAACACCTTTACCAGCGTTTCGTGGTGGTGTACTATTTACATACAACTGGTTGTAAAGTACCCAATCGTCAGGACTAGTAGTTGGGTTTTTACCTGTATTTGCTCGTTTAGCGTAGTAGAGCAATCCATTATCTACACCTGTAGAAGCAGAAACTCCGTCACCAATTACATAAGAAGCTGTAGGGTTCCATTCACCCTTATATCCAATACTTAAACTAGGCTCACCCTGTTTACCCCTTAGAGAAGCATGAACCCAAGTACTTGCGCCGCCAGCAGATAATGGATTAGTTACTGTACTAGATGTATGGTCAGCTCTACATAGGTATAAGTCACCGTTTGAGGCGGTCACTAAGTTTTGGAACTTGTACTCTTTGTTTTCTACCCACTCACCAACGTAAGTAAATTGTCTAATGTAAGAATCCCAAGTCTTTTGCTTTTCCTTGATGAATCCTTGAACCTCTGAATTGAAAAACTTTTGAGTGGAATACAACGCTGATGTAAGTCTATTCCAAGACTGAGCGTTAATTAAATTATCTCTTAGTTCTGTAGTAAGCTGTAGTATCTCGTTCTGCTCAGCTGTACTAAGACTGGCTTTACCTTTTAGCTCTGTTAATCTTTCCGCTTTTTGATGTGCTGTATAATCAAGGTCAAAGACCTCGTTAAATTCATCAATTTGGTTAGGAAATTTTGACAGAGAACCGTCAATAATTGCCATTGTAACACCTCTTTATATTATCTGTTACTATTATAACATAATATTGATTATGAAACAATAGCTATTTCACAATTTGGACATTAAAACCAAGTGACGCTACAGTTGCGTCAGCATTGTTAAATACTGTTCTGGCTGTCAATGGAACACCATAAATGTTCATGAAGTGAATACCACCTACAGAACCAGTATCTTTGTCGTCAATATCAAAAAGGAAATTCCATACTTTATCCATGGTCTTAACCTTTTCAATTACCTTTCTTTGAACCTCTTCTGGTGTGCTTGCGATAGGTAAAAACTTGTATAAGAAGTTAATACCAATGCTAGATTTGCCACGCATAGATGGCCATAATCTTAACCATTGTTCTCTAGTACATAACTCGTAAATCGCTATAACAGACAGGTAACTAGCAACGTAATGCTCTGAATCGCCCACAAAAGCACCATTGTTAATTAGTTTCTCGCAAATCTCTGTTAACTTTCTACGTTTGTCTTCTTTAGTCATATCAGTATATACTGATTGGAACCGTTCCTTAGCCCCATGGATAAACTCAGCAAAGCCCTCGTTTATATAGGTTGGAACCTGAATTGCGTTATCATGACCAATGTAGTCATTCAACGTAGCATGGAACATTTCGTGACCAAGCACTCTGTCAGCAAAGTCACCCTCACTTCTATTTGAAGCAGCACCGTTTTCATCTTTCAGGTCAAGCTCTGCAAAGTCAGCTAAGTCAATCATTAAGGTTTGGTTCTTGGTTGTAGCATAAGAAGTAACGCTTGCTTGCTCTCCACCGTCAATGTTATCTTGGAACCTAACAGTCAATGTAGCCTCACCACTACCAAGGATACCATAACAGTCTCTAATTCTAGCTTCTGATAACGATAACCAACCAAGGTTTGTAATACCTCTTGAGATAGCATTTACAAGCGGGTTCTTTTCTTCCCCATATTCAAGAGTGACAAAGTATAATTTATGAGCCTCAATTTTCATCGTGCCCTCTACTGACAAAGCAGTTGTGATACTGTCAATAGCATACTTCTCAATCTTGTGTGTTTCTGGGTGCTCTACCGTAATTACATCGTTAACGTCCAAGAAATAAATAGGAACTGTTTCAATCGTAACCTTTTCTTGGAAGTTAGAGCTTTTCAGAACCTCGTACTTAGCCTTGGCAATACATTGCTCGTTCGTAACATACTTCTGTTCCTGAACAACCTTGATACGTTCGCCAATCGCATATACATTGAATGGGCTTTTAGCGTCAGTAACTCTTGCTTCCCCAATCGGTGCGATACCAGTTACTTCACTAATATTACCATAAACAATGTACTTATTTTTAATATTTGTAAGGTCATAGTCTTCCTTAAAGGATATAATCGTATCAAAACCAACGTTTTGAGAAGTAAACTCCCACTTAGGTCTGTCAGTCTGAGCGTCTAATTGCATTGGGTACTTTCTAAATTCAAACTCGCCCTTGATATTGTACCCACAACCAAACTCCATATACATATCTCTAAGAGTAGTAATGAGTTTTGTGAACTGGTCAACCTGTCCAAATTTGAGTGTATAAGGGACTACTTCATTTTCTAAGCTAGGCTCAACAAACCCAAACTTGGTTTCGCCAACTTTCTCCATAGCCTTACGCATAGCAATATGAATAGGTGTACCGATTGCAATTTCTGTCTTATCAACTAACTGGTTATCGTTATACTTTAACATCTTGTCTGCTAAAGTGACATTCAGTTCATAAGATGTTGCACTCTTCTCGTAAGAAATCTTGTCAATCCAAAACGTCCCAAGTAAAAAGTTAATCTCTTCACCCGTTGCATTATCAATGATACCCGCATACATCTTGATATATTTGTTGAACCACAATAATGAATCTGGGTTAGGATATGTGGTCTTATTTACCACCATCTTAAAATCAGCAGTCCGTCTAATTAAAGACGTAGAGCTAATTCTGATATTACCAGATGAAGCCTGACCAACAATCGTATCAATAACTTCATTTGTCTTTTCATCAATTACCTGTAATGTAATACTCTGTCTTCTCACTGGCTGAGTATGGACACGATAGGCAGACTCGTTTAATGAGTCTACCCGAATATCGTCCACAACATTGGGTAATGTATGATTATTAAATTCTTTATCTAAAATACTAGGTACATTAGCCATACATTAGTTCTCCCATAAAATCTCGCCATTTTCGTTATATGTGTATTTAGACTTGACAGCTTGTCCAATCAAGCCCATTCCTTTCAGTGAGTTACCCTCAATCTTACCAACCTCGGTATAGTTGAAACTTACCTTTTGAACATCGTGGAGCCAATCAGCCTTAGGAGCTGTCTTAACATCAGTGATAGCAACAATTAAAATTTCACCACTCTCGTTTCTAATAATCTTAGAAGCGCCATTGTTTAAGAAGTTAACGATAGACTCTCTAAGTTTGTATTCATTCGCTTTATTGATAGGCCCGCCATGTTTTTGGTGTTCTTCCGTTACAGGCAAGAAACTCATGTAGCCACTCTTATAATTCTGACTACCAAAGATAACGACAGGGTATCTACCATTCATAGGACTAAGTGTCGCACTATTTCTATGGTGTGAAATTTCACCAAGTTCAAAGTCAAGGTTCATTCTATATGTGTCGTTAATGTCTGAGATATAAGACCCATAGTAGTTAACGGTCACTGGAGCAGATTGAGTAATTTCACCTAAAACCTCTTTTGATTTTGGTAAAATTGCATACTCATAAGTAACACCATTTTGTACCGTCTTGTCCACAAATGAATACACGTTATACTCAAATTGGTAATCAGTTTCGCCAACCAACACCCATTTAGCATTAGGTTCAAACTTACGTCTGTAAATCAACAAACCGTCAATCTTGAAACCGTTTGCGTCAATGGAACCAGCTTCAATATCATTCTTGAACTTAGCGTCAATGATATGTTTGAGTTGCCAGCCAGTAGGTTTAACGTTGTCTGCTGGAAGTGAAGTATCTACACTGACAAACACTTCATCGTAAACACCACCGTTAAGCGTTAGTTCGTCAATGTTATCAGTAGGAATTGCGGTGTCGAAGAATGACCCGTTAACACCATGACTCATGAATGTATGTCCGATAATCATTACTCCACCACCTCAATCTTCATGTCTACTCTAAACTCTACCACTTTAATATATAGGTAGAAGTGTTTCTTTTTCAGGTCTAGCACGATATTTGAACGACTTTGATATACAAGTCCTAACCCATCTTCGTTAAGATACTCTTTCTTGCACACGATACAGTCGTCACGCTTATAAAAAGTCATGCCAATTCCGTTTTTGTCTTCACGTTCAAATTCTAGGAACTTACCATTTGGAATATGCTTACACCAAATCTTAGCGATAAAGTCACTAGCTTGTGCCATACCCATTTTCTTATAAGTTAACGGTCTGTCAGGTGGAATGATTACCCATTCACCGTTCAGATACTGGTAACTCATTGGGACAGCGCCCTCTTCTTCACCTTTAATGTAAGGTCTTGTCTGAATACCAAGATGTTGTCTTAAGAACCCTTGGACTAAAACTTGTCCATCTGTAGGTTGGTTCAAAGTTTGAACAGCCCCTGTTACAGACGGTGCAATAAAGTGCGGTATGAACTCGTGCATACTAAATGCTTCAAGTCCATTTTGTGTAGTTACATAGACCGCAATATAATACAACTTACCTTTGGTTAAACCATTGACACGTTCGGTCATAACGTTAGGTGTAGTCATGTCAGCTTGTCTAGTTGGGTACTCTTTAACAGGTAACTTGTTTTGGTCTAGCAATGAGAACCGATAAGTTGATACCTTATCACCTTGCTCTTGACCCATTACAACTGTCATTAGCAAATCATTATTATATACAAATTTTTCGTCTCGTAGGGACTCGAATAAGAACGTTGGTTTAGATAAGCAAGTGAATTTAACCTCTTCACTCCATTCGCCCCATACATCGCCTATTTTGAGCCGAATACGTGCATAGTAGGACTTACCATTAACCAAAGTGGGTGTTAAAATGTGAATTTTATCGAACGACACAACTTGCTTACTATAGATAGAAGAGCTGTTCTTCTCTGCCTCTCTAATGCTTAGTTCGTTTTCTGTAACACGCTCTGGCCCCAGATACAAGTATTGAAAAGTATACTCGTCTCTAGCGTCAAAGTTGCTTACATAATTTAATATAGGCTTCAAGTATTCACCCTCTTAAATCAGTTGCTTGGGGACGGAGTGCGTCCCCTTACAACCTTAATTGTCTTTGTCATTTACAGCTTGCTTAGCTAAAAGGTTGAGACCTCTTAATTGCTCAGCAAATGTATTGCCGTCAGTTACATTAGGTAGCTCAATTCTATCAATGTGAATTGGAGAATTATTTACTGCCTCGTTGAGTAATGTCTTCTTAAGCTCAGTAGCAATAATGCGTGTGAGGTCAGTCATGACATTTTTGAATGAAAGCTCAAAGCGTTCGCCCAATCCGTTCAGTGGGTCAGAAGCACCACTTGTTCCACCAAAGAAGCTGTTAGCAACAATACCGTTACTTGCAAGGTATCTCTTGTAAGCGTCGATAATGTCACCGTATGAGCCACCCTTAATCTCAGGAATGTCACCCAAGATTGTGGAGTAAGCAGTTCTTAGTAAGTCTAAGTCGCTTCTCAACTCATCTTCCGTCTTGTACTCGCCTTTGTTAGCCTTTTCAATGATAGTTCCAAGCGACTCAGCGTATTTCTGACGTTGCTCTTGTCTATACTTTTCAAGGTCTTTATTAGCTTCATTCAACTCTTTTTTGGTCTTATCGTACTCGGTTTGGTCAGCTACATAACCCCAGTCATAGGTTCCATCATCGTTTCTGATTAAGGTTTGAACCTTTCTTTCTTTCTCGATGTTGTTCAGTTTCTTTTGCAATTCAGCAACTTTTAACTGTTTCTCTAAGTACTCAAGGTCATGCTTAGACACGTCACGTTGAGCGTCTAATACTTCAAGTCTTCTTTGGAGAGCTTTGTCTTCTGTATCGACAATTCTCTTTCTCAAAGCCTCAAGTTCTAACTCTTTCTGAATACCAGTTACCCAGTTATCACGATAAGTTTTCCATTTATCTAACGTGCTACCGCCCAGAATATCTTTCTCAATACCATCTTTGATAGTGTTGAGTGTATTCTCTAACACGTTTCTGTTTGCGTTTAGAACCGATACAGCTAAGTCAGCAAATGTACTCTTGGCACTCTTAATCTTTTCCTCTAATAGATTCCATTCATAAGAACCCTCTTGATACAATGCTTGTTTCGCAATCAGTTCATCTAAGTGTTTCTTGGCTGTTCTGTACTCGTTTGTCTTACCAGCGAATACAGCGTCAACAAATGATTGTTTAGCTCCAGTTCCAAGACCTAAGAGACCAGCTATCTCAAGATATTTTTCAAATACTTCTCTGTACTCTTTCGCCCTATTGAGTGACTTATCAATCAACTCAAATTCAAAGTCAAAGCGTGATTTAACTGTATCTTTAATTGACTTCTGAGCGTCAATCATAGCTTTCTCGTACTCTTTTACTTGGTCAGTGAGTGACTCACGTTGTTCAGTAGTTAAAGTAGTGTTCTTCAACTCTTCTTTCGCAAGCTCAATCATCTTAGCGTTAGTCTCAACCAACTTTCTATACGCAGCCTCTTGTAAATTGAGTTGCGCAAGAATCATGTTGTTGGTGATTACTTGCTTGGTTACACCGTCTCTTGCTTTATTGATTTGAGACTCGTACTGACTTACCAAGTTCTTATTAGCGTTAGCGAACATATCGTATACAGAAGACAATTCTTTTCTCCAAGAATCAGCATACCAGTTATTGATAGACTTGCTATCAGTAATACCAGTTAAACCGATTGCCTTGAGGAAATCTCCGTCAGGAGCAGTAATCGCCTTACCACTAGAGAAGTCACTAGCCATCTTCATTAAGTTTTCATACTTGTATTTCTGAATACTTAGAACAGCCTCTGTCTCTAGTTTCTCTCTGTCGATATTCTTCTTACTGAACGCTGCTAATGCTTGGTCAAGTTCAGCTTGTAGACGTAATCTTTCTTGTTGGTCTGTTTCCAGTTTGTCTCTACCAAAATATGATAGTTCACCGAATTGTGAAGTAGCTAAATCGCCCAATTTAGTACCACTTAACAGTCCATCTTTAAGATAATCTACAGTACCCTTTAATCTATCTAGCCCATCAGACAGTGCGTTATTGAATCGCTCATAGTCATTAGTTAATCTATCAATCCGTACTTGGTTAATAGACTCTCTATACTTGAGAATAGCGTCAGCATTTTCCAATATTTGACTCTTAAGTTTCTCTAATACTTTTTCTACTTCGTCAGCGTTTTCTTCATGCTTAATAGTTGCTGTGGACAACTTGTTAAAATCATCAATTAAACGGTTGATACCAGCAGAAGCAGTATTGATAATTTCTTCGCCAAAGATTGCTTTCAAGCCATAGTCTTTATTGCCAGCGAACCCCTCTTTCTTATTGAGTAAGTCCATGGTGTTATCAACGCTAGTTACTAAAGCCTCGGTTCTCTTAAGGGTCTTTTTAATCTCCTTAAGTTCGTCCTTAATGCTTGCTTGTTTCATGTCCTCGTTAGCTTGAGCGATGTCAGTATTAAGACCAGTTAATTTACGGTCAATACTTACTAGTGTTTCATAGTTCTTTTTCCAAGTGTTCAAGAGCTTTTCAGCTTCTGTCGCACTGTCACCTGATAAGGACTTAGCCCTTTCAAGGTTAGTGATACGGTTCCCACTAGCTGTAAAACCGTAACCTTTCAACTTCTCAATAGTATCTGTAAGCTCTTGTTGGTGCAGAGCTTTCAAATCTTTTTGGTATTGGATTTGGTCTTTCATGATTGGGATTTGCTTAGCGTAAATCTCTTGCATTTTCTTGTAGTCTTCTTTAGCTAATTTCAGAGCTTTAGTAAGTTCGTCCATTGAAGTATCTAAAGGACTACCAGTATACAATTCTTTACCCCAGTATCTCCAAACGTCCTCGTTAACGGTTGCTGCCTTAGAAGCCTTACTTTGGTTCTTACCAACTGTACCGCCACCGATACGAGCGCTGAACGCTTGTCCAACTGTACCAATAGGGCCACGAGCGATACCGACTGAGGCAGATGAACCGCCTCTACCACCACCGCCACCACCAGAAGTACCAATCTTAATTGTAGCACTCATGCCATCAATAATTGATTTTACTCTGTTAGCTTCCGCTAAAGCAGCGCTACCATCACCACTAATTGTCTTAGTTGCTGGAAGAGAGGCTAAGACTTGCAGAGCCATTACAACTCCAGTAGCAACTGTAGTGTCAGCATTAACAGGTTTAGTTACAGGTTCAGCAGCTGTCGTTGCCACTTGGTCAACCGCTGTAGTATCCATTTCAACTGTACCCTTGATATTGAAACCAGCAGCACCCGCAATACCAGAAACAACATTACCAATCGTGTTTAGTGCGTCACCAACTACTTCTGGTTTAATGTTGATTTGTTGTTGAATCTCAGCTGGAGCTGGCTTGATATTCTTCAAGTTCTCAATATGTTGCTGAATCTTAGCTTTAGTGTCTTCGTCTTTGACTTGACCAAGCAATAGTAACAGAATATCCTTTTGAACTTCGCTAGGAATACCATCAATATCTTGTCTCATTAACTGCTCAACGAACAGTGTAATAGCGTCCATACCAATTACATCGTTTTCACCAAGACCAGCAACTACACGAATTGCTTTCTCGATTTCAACCGCTTCATCGGAACCGCTCTCAAGGAATGATTGAATTTGCTTACCTACAGCGTTCACATCTACAGAACCGTCTTCCTTAATATAAGGTTTAACGTCTATAGCTTGTGGAATTTCAACGTCTCTCGTGAACAGTTCATTCCAGTACTCTTGAGTACCAAAGTTACCGTTTGCGCCAAGACCGCTTTGAATTGTAGGCTCCACATCAATATTTACCTTTTTAGTAACAGTTGTTTCTTCGCCCTCTTTAGGAATCAATGGGTTAAGGTCTTCTAAATTACCCTCAGCGTTAACTTTGAAAGTAACTGTCTTACCGTCCTTATTAACCATTTCAACAAGTTTTTGACCGTTTTCATCAGTCTTAGTACTAATACTAATTTCGCCCTTACTGAGTTTGTCGATAAAGTCTTGTGGGTTAATTTGACCACCCATACTTGTTATACCAAGTTCAACTAAAGCCTTTTTGTTTTCATCTAAGAAGTTATAGAACTTAGCAACGTCAATACCACCGTTTGCACTTCTCAACTCTAACTCTTGAACAATAGTGCTGTTCTCTTGAAGTGATTTGATATTCTCTAACACTTTATTAAAGTCAACATCACCATTTTTGTTTTTGAGTTGGTAACGAATAGCAATACTATTTTCGTCACTACCTAAACTATCTACTTGCTCTTGTATACTCTTGTAGAAGTCACCGATACTCATATCGGACTCTAGCGCAGATTTATAAGAGAATCGTAACAAATTAGGGTTAATAGAGAAGAAACTAGTAGCAGCACCAACATCTTTGTCGAACGCATTTTTTACGAATTGAGCACGATTGTTGTTAAAGTCTGACAACCATTGCTCAGCTTCTTCTCGTCCAGACAAACCAAATGTCTCAGCAAAGTCGCCTATTGTTCTTTTCAGTTCTTCGCTCTTCTTCTTAGCTTTATCAACACCGTTAGATACAGCTTGGAAGAAACTGTCTATCTTATCTTTGTCACCGCTATCTAGCAATGCACCAAAGTTAGAGAAGCCATTTTCTTTAAGCCACTCGCCACTGATTTCACCGATTTTCTCTGATTTCTGAACAATTTCAGACCATGCTTTAGAAGCAGCTACCTTATCTCCAGTTTCCTTGAACGATGTCAACATACCAGATAATGACTCTCTGGCTTGGTCAATACCATCTGTTGTTTTCAGCTCTTGGTTTACTGTCTGAATAGCGCCCATGAAATCATACAGGGTTGCTTGTGGACTCTTCAAGACATTTTGTAGGTTTTGTGCACCGTCATCACCTTGGATAATATTTGATAATGTTGTTGTCATTATCTTTTTATTTTCCGCTGTCTTTCTGAGAAATTCGTCTACCTGTTTATCATCTAAAAACTTACTATTAACGAACCCGTCTAATTCCGCTTTAGCGTTTTCAACATCTCTATCTAATGTAGATAGTGGAGTAGTTGGGTCACTTCTCCATTCGTCCGCTATAACTTTCCAGTCGTCACCGTAAGTCTTTTTCAGGTTGTCCATGAACGCTTGTTGAGCTTTGACTTTCTTCTGATAGTCTCTTACATACTTATCATATTCAGCAAGCTCACCGCCATAGTTATGGTTAGCCTGAGCTTCTCTGACCGTATTTAATGTTTCAAACGCTTTTTGTAAATCGTTTGCGTGTGTAAACTCTTGCGTAGCTTTTTGTTTAGCAGCAATGATGTCTTTATCATTAACGGTTAGCTTTAGATTAACTGGAGCATTAAGAGAATCAACCATTTCGTTATGTCTCTGAGCTAAGTTTTGGAACTCGTCAGCCGTTAACTCCAAGTCACTGATATTACCAGTTCTCTTGTATGCTTCTTCCTTAGAACGTCTCAAGTCTTTATATGAATCTACAAGACCATCTACTGTTTTGCTAAGGTTTTTAGCCTCTTGATAACTATTGAAGCTATCTTTAACTTTCTCAGATGCTTTTACATAATCTAATGCAATATACTTAGATTTATTCATAGAGCGGTCAATTTGCTCCATGGTTTCACCAACACGTTGGTATAAACCTTTGCCAGTAAACGCTTGTAGACCAGCGTCTACAATAGTTGAAGCTAAACCGATAGCACCAATCGTGTTAAATACAGTAGTCATACCTTTAGAGAGTTTTGTTAGCGCTCCTCTCCAACCGCCTTTAGGTGGCTGAACAGGCTCTGGATTCCCAGTAGTACCAACATACTGTGTTACTTCTTGTTCTGACGGTTCAGATACAGGTGATTGTGGTTGTCTATACCATCTAGCTCGTTTGCCTGTCGTTAACTTTTTACCTTTAAGGTCTCTCTTAACTTGTTCGGTAATTTGTTGACCTTGCGCTTGAGCCATTTGCTCCATTAACATATCTGTAGGAACATAATCGCTAAGACCAGAATCTCCACGTTTACCAATCCACTTAAATGGGTTTAACAATGACTCTTTAGTTGAGTTCATCAACGCATATCCCCATTGTTGTCCTACACCCGCAGCCATCTTAGCAACTGATAAACCAGCTAATACACCACCGAATTTAAGTAAGAATCCACCAAGCTCTCTGATAGCTGGGTTCTTAGCTAACTCTGTAAGTGTTTTGAGACCACCAGTCAAGGCTTTCATACCATCGTTGAAACCTTGTTTACCGCCAGAGATAGAGTGCATAAGTTCACTGAAAGCGTTCTTAAGCTCTACCAAACCGAACTGCATAGAGTCTTTTTGCTTGTCAAACTCTTGGAACGCAGAACCGATTTCACCCTGACCAATCTGTCCAGCAGCCTCTTGTTGAGCCTTATGAACATAGTTCCAACCGTCCATCAAACCAGCCAAAATGTTTTGGTGGTGTTTACCAGCAATATAGAAGCCAGCCTGTGCTTTCTGTTCAGAGTTCAGGTCTCCCCATACTTTGTTAAGGTCTTGAAGAATATCGAAAGTAGAACGAATCTTATTGTTACCGTCTACGACATCAACGCCAATATCCTTGAAGAAGTTGAATTTCTTCGTATCCATCTTAGTTGTTCTAGCAGCGATTTTACCCAAGTTAACGTCAAACGCTTTCAAGGAGTTACCGATTACCGAACCACCTTGACGGGTTACTTCTTGCGCACCTGAGATAAGACCTGTTAACTGGTCAAATGTTGTACCCGCTTGAGAAGCAGTACCAGCAGCTAACTTGTAGGCTTCACCCAAGTCGTTCATTTCAACAGCGTTGTTGTTAGCAACTTCGTTCATTGCGTTAAGAATATCAGTAGCTTCAATACCGTTTTTCTTAAACGCTTGCAAAGGAACAGACATATAGTCAACCATCGCTGCTTCATCTACATTACCTACGAAAGAACCAATGGTAGAGAGTTTACCCAATCTAATAGCGTCTTTCAGGGTCTTACCACTAGAAGCCCAACGTTCAACGGAAGTACCGAACTCGTCAGCACTACGACCAACCTTAGAAGCTTCACTATAGATACTATCAGCAAATGCTCTAAGTTCTTTCTTAGGAGCGTCAACAACCTTAGCAATGTTTACTAATTGGTCATCGACTTTCTTTTCATTATCAAATAAGTATTGTAATGCCCGCTTACCATCTTGATACAACGCACGAGGGTTAATCAAATCACTTAATGTGTAAGCACTCATTCTTTCTTTTAATCTATCAGAAGATTGAGCTTTTCTTAACAGTTCAGACTCTTCAAGAGCTTCTTTGTTAAGCTGTCTTTGAACCATCAAATCTTTTTCTTTAGCTCTATTTACTAAGCCAGAGTTTCTGATTTGAGTTTGAATCATTCCTTGTCTAGCTTCTTCTTTACGGATAATGTCGTTGATAACTCTTGCTTCATCATTACCGGCAGTAGATAATCTACCACTCATTTTGTGAACCTTATCCATAGAAGCAGACATCTTGTCATACAATTCACTAGAGCGAGACAGTTTTAAGTTGTTCTTAGCAAGCGTTTCAGCAGCCTCAACCTCAGCTCTACGAATAGAGTTACTATTAGCGACTCTCTTAGCGTCAGCATTGCTTAACTTACCAGTCTTTTCAATCTCTTTGTTTTTCTTGGTAATAACATCAAGCTCTTGTTTAGCTTGCCATAATTTATCCTCTTCATTACCATTGGTTAAACCAGCTTGTGATTTAGCTTCAAGCCTTGATACCTCAGCTTGTTTCTTGTATTGTTGAGCATAACCTTTATCTAGCGCTTTATATGTAGCGTTAGCTCTTGCTTTTTCAACACGCTCTTCTTCTTTAAGTTGAGCGTCTCTATATCTATCATAAGCTTTTTCACGATGTGATATAATTTGCTCTTGAGCTTCTTGGTATCTCTTACTACCCTTATTAAGCTCTTCTTGATAGTTAATCTCTTTCTTAAGACCATCTACTC